TGAGATAATGTACATGTAATTTACCTTGTAAAGATTATTAAAGAACTGGAGTTTAATTTGAAGATAAACACGGATTGATTAAAAATGTAGCTCATGAAGGCTGTCCCATTAATTAATATTATGCCATTTTAGGCCGACATGGAGGCGGGCGTTTAAAACCAGATCCTATAGTTTTATCATAATTTTAACAATTTATAAATACTAATTTTATTCCATAATTAACAGACGATATCATATATCACCTAAAAAATGACTTTGAAGCTAGTTTTGAAGATTATTTATCAGCATTCGATTTAGAAAAAAGAAAACGATATACTGACGCAGTTTAAAAAGCGAATGAAACTTTACATATTCCGAGAAAAATGGAGTTATTAGTAAAGTCAGGAGAAATATAAACCGTATCAGATCCTAGTTAAATAGATCAAAGATCTAGAAATATTTTTAACCCTTCTTTTGAATTAAAAGTTTTAGGTGGATTTTTTAACTATCTTATAATTAGAGCTACAAAAAAATCAGAACCCGGTTTCGTTCACGGGTTATCATGTGGAGGTTTATAATAAAAATTTCATGAGGATAAATCCTAAATCTAAGACCCCGTTATTATTGCATGGGACGGGTCCTCACATGATCGAAACCAACATGCTGAATTATTAGAAGCTGTTGATGTAAAAATAATAAAAAATACTTTTGATATAATATTCTAAAAAATGTGTGATTTAGCACCAATCAGTCATCTATTAAGAGATGAATTATACGATGTATTAACGTCATTAAAATCCAGAATATATATGGTAAATAATTTCGATAAATAAATCGAATTAAAAGGAGAGGTTGAAGGAACTGTGTTTTCCGGTCATCCTACCAGAACTACTTGGGGGAACACCTTAAGAGTATTATCATATATTAAATTTATAGCTAGGAATATAAAGTAAAAATATTGTATCTTCGTTTCAGGAGATGATGCCGCTATAATAATACCCAGGATCTATCTATAACCTTTTTTAATAAATTTACATAAATCATATTCCAGCGAATCTGAAGGAGTACATGGTTTAGGATAATAAGTGAAAGAAGTATTTGTGACCTTGGAAGAAATGGATTTTTTATCAAAAACAATTGTTTTTGGGCCAGACAGTTGTTCCGTAACCCGTGATTCGTTTAAAGCTTTATTTTAATCTTAATATTCTTAATAAATTAAATATACCAAAAAAGAAGTTTTCACTATATATGATCACAGGTAAGCTGTATTAAACGGCTAATATTCATGGGGAGCTAAAGCTCCGATTTTTGAAAATATTAAGCCAGAAAGATTTAACCCTGATTTAACTGATAAATACAGTCTTAAGAAACACTTAAAAACATATGCTAATTCATACGAAGTAGATTGGTCAAGATTAGAGCGAGCTTATAAAAAATAACTGACCGACCAAATCTATTAATCATTAAATAATGATAGAGCTTTTAATATAATGAGCTCCACTTAACCTATAGAAAATTTATATATAGGTTCGAGGCCCAAATCAATAAAAGAAAAATAATAAAACCATGCCTAAAAAAATTTAAAAAAATAATAATAATAAAAGACCATTAAAAGTATTAACTAAAAAGATTAAAAAATTAAATATTAGAACGAAAAGAATGTAAAAAAATAATAAATAATCTAATTAAATATCGACACTTAGTAATTTGAAAAAAGTTTTTGTGGCTCCGTAATAGGGTGATTTGATCATACCAAATAAAAATGATTATATCGGTTCTGTTTTATGTCCAGAGAAAAATATCGTCGCTAGGATTCCAACACCATTCCCATAAGTTTCATCCTTTTAACATTTTTATCAATCTATACCAATAGTTACTAATTCTTCTGGTAACACCTTCGTATAGTTTTATCCATAAATATAATCAGGTATTCCTAATTTATATACCTGTACTGACGATAATTTATCTCTTTTATCTGTAGCTATCGTACCTTAATTGGTACCATCTGCATCAGTACCGGCCGTAAACGGAGCTTACATAGCTGTATAAAATGCAGCAAAATTCCGAGTCGTGTCTTCTGTACTAAAATTCACTTTTACCGGAAATTTTAATTAAGCTTAAGGATCAAGAGTTGGAGCATTCTTACATACATTCATTAATTAAACAGCACCAGCTATGACCAAAAATTTATTATTAACATCACGAATATCAGATTATGGTCGAATAGATAAAGAATTAAGAATAATTTATATACCATAAGATCCATCAGATGTAACTTATAAAACATTAAATTCTACTTATAACTCATATATAGGAGCTATGTTTGAGGGCTGCACACCTAATACACGTATTGGGTTAGTGGAAACCTGGACAAACATTGAATATTTACCTACAGAAGCATATTTAACTGTAGTTCCTTAAGAGATGGTTACATCGAACCAAGAATAAATTAATTCAGTATCTAACATATTAACCACTTAACCAAAATTAATGACCATGAATTCAACATAAGCTTAATCTTTACCAGTAATGAAAAATAATAATACCCATAAATATCTTTCTTTATTATAATAAGGACTTTCAATAGTTAATCCAGGTTTAGGATTAGCTGCTGATTTCGCCTTAAAATCTTTTAGCGCTATGAGTGCTGGTAATTTCGGAAACGGTGATCGCCATATGTGAAATCCATAAAATTTAAATAGTAAGATGTGATACTGCACGATCATGTTTTACATCCTCATGATAATTATATAA